CGGGATGTTTAGGTGCTATAGTATCATCTATATGTTGAGTAGAAGCATCAGAAAAATGCGTTGAGAAATCTGTGTCATAAACACCTTCTGCAGGTATATCAACAGAACTCCAAATATTTCTAGACATATCAGAAATCGCAGCTTCAACTTGACTCTTATAAAGGACGCCACTACATCCTCTGTTTGTACCAGTGACTCCACCTAAATGAAAACCAGCTATAAACGAAGGTTTAGTATCTGACACCCAAACACTAGTGCACATACCATTAAAGGTGATGCCCTTTTCTAAATTGTATATATGTCCCAAAAACTGTGATCCTTCCGGGCCAGTGTCTTGAGTTCCATAATTCAAGTAGGCTGTGTCAACTATTATGTTAGCATCTTTATCCCGGCAAACTAATGTAGCTGGCAGTGATCGTATCATGTCACATTGTGGAAAATAATCTAACACTTCTTTACGAGGCATACTATTAGCCATATAATATACACATAAATCAGTACCAGGAACATGACGCCATGCTTCTCTGGAGTAAAAAATAATTTGGGTATGATTATTGGTAACAACCCCTTCAATGTGTGCAGGCTGAGAAACAATAGATATAGTACTGTCACCATGTTTCTCCAACAACTTAAGAAAATGGTGCGGGACTATAAAATAATTCTGTCTAACAAAGAAACCATTGACAAACTTCTTTCCAGCTACAACTAAAACAATATTTGACTGTACTTTGTTCTGTAAATCAGTAGGAACGTGTGTGTTAGGAAAACCAGCTACGCGCGTCAAGTGAGGTTTAACCCACACATTCTTCTTGTTTGCATTAGCATCTAATTCCTCCATACTCAATGGCGCAAGATTGCCCTGTGGTTTGATTTTGTCTTTAAGCAAAGCCCAAAAGTGTTTAATAATCAATCCAAGGACATATCCCAAAGCAAAAGTAGCCAAGAAAATATGTCTACCATCTGTAGTGCACCACCGATAATAACGATTGTACACGGCCCTATACTGAACGCTTCTAATGTAAAGAGCTATCCAAGAGATACCCCATGCCAAAGGAGCTACAACACTCCCATAAGCTGGAAGGCAATGAGCGAGAAGAGGTAAACAGTTTCTATAATCTGTTAAGGCTGATATGGTTGGTCCTAAACTTGAAATCAGAGACCACCTTGTCATAACGCCAGTCCACCTAAGGAACTCACTGCGAATTTCTTCGACGTCTATAAACTGAGGGTCTATCTGCTTATGAGGATATTCCTCGGCCATTTTATTACTTAAAAACTCTGGGATAGATTTCATCTGTTTAACTACGTTAACCTGCTCTAAACTGTGCTGCTTAGACATGCGAGTGATAATATCTAAAGCCGTCAAGATGTCAACTGGAATAGCGTCACCTGTAATGTTATCAGGACAAATAGGAACTTTAACAATAGTCGCAGTACCACCAACCGAATCTGGATTACCAGACTTAACAGTCCACATCCTAATATTCCATATATCAGGCATCAATATTTCTTCCTCACTTGCTCCACATGCACGTAAGGCTTCC